CATCAGATTTAGCACCCTTAACTTTCTTCTGTTGTCTGCTTCCCCCTGTCATTACAGCACCTTTACCGTGCTCTTTTCTTATTTTATCAAGAACGAATGACAGGGCTTTATCCTTTTTTGCGGATGGTTTCTTAGTACCTCCCTTATCATAACCCTTCTCTTTCTTAAGACGAGTCGCTTCACCAAATGTCAAGAGGTTATGTTCTACCTCTTGTACTTCTACTGTCTCTTCACTGACAGCCTTCTTAACCTTACCAGCAAATTTAAGAGTGCCAGTAACACCTTTCTTAAATCCCTTTGCGAATTCCTTCACACGTTTCTCTGGTACTTTACCTGCTGCTCTTGCTTTATTGTGTCTCTCAACACCCTTCTTAACAGCATCACCTACCTTACCTAACAATCCTTTCTTGGAAGTTGGTTTCTGAGGTTGTGTTTTCTTAGCAGTCTTAACTGCCTTCTCTACCTTCTTAACTGTTGCTGCTTTCTTCTTAGGTGCTGCTTTAGGTTTCCTTACAGTAGCCTTAGCAACTGGTTTTGCTTTCTTCTTAGCAGGTGCTTTGTCATTATAGTTAGTACTATCTTCAGTCTCACCAGATCTCTTGGCATATGACTTAGAGTACTCACCCTTACCTGCTTTCTTCTTAGCAGCATCAGACTTATCAACAGCAGCCTTCACCTTCTCATATGAAGGTGCTTTAACTGATGCCTTTCTTGCTGACCTCTCCTCATTAAGTTCTTCAATAGGATCAATAACAAACTCGACGAAATCTTCCAGACCGACTTCATTTATAATCTGGTCGAGACCATCTTCATTAATACCTTCTGCATAGAAGTACTCGGAAGCAACTTCTACACTAGCATTAATCCACTCTTCAGTTAAATCTACAGACTCACATGTAGGTTCATCTTTGTCACGACGTTCTTCACACTTGATACAAGTGCAATCTTCTTCGTGCTTTGACTTTTCAGTAAGTTCTTTCTGAGAAGGATTGATTTTGACCTTAGTCTTTTTCTTCTCAGCTAATTGTAATAAAGTTAACATTACTTCACTCCTTTAGAAACTGCTTTCTTACCTTTAACTACACCACCCTTAACATATCCACCTTTAGCATATGAACCTTCATCTAAATCTAAGATAGCTTGTATCTCTTCATCAGAAAATAGACCAGACTCCACTAAGTCATCAATTATTTCTGTCTCCTCTCTATTAAGTCTCTTCTTAGCTTGTGCTTTGTATAGTCTTGATGCTTGTGCAGCTTTCTTAGCAGCACCTTCTTTGTCACCAGCAGCTGCCTTCTTACCACGTTCAACATCTGCTTTCTTAGATGCCTTAAGTGCTAGGTCAGGAGAGATCTCGTTAACAGTCTCTACTTCTTCCTTAGCATATGCTTTTGCTTTTGCTTTCTTTTCTCTCTTACTAACCTTTCCATCTACATCAGTTTTCTCATACCACTTACCATCGCAGTCATCATCCTGCCATCTAGGTTCCTTTGCCATCTTCTTTTCCTGTACCTTTTGATAGGCATCAGTCATATCTGGAAGAGGTGATCTGTTGGTGTCTAACATGTTATTGTGAAGTCTTGTCCTTTTTATTTATCTTCTTTATAAACTCTCCAGGCGTAAGTCTCTTCATATAATTAGTGAGTTTATCTGTACCCATTTCACCTGCTGGAGTGAAATCAAATCCTTTAATATTATTTTGCTCAATCAAATCCTTTAACCAAGAACGAAATATGTTTTCATTCTCATCAATACTGATAACATAATTACTACCACGACTTACAATTTTAGAAATAATTCCTGTGTTAACATTCTCAACAAAAGTTCCTACATTAAAAATAGAACCTTCAAAGTATGCTTCTCTTAAAGACTTCTCATCTAACTTGGGTGCTATCTCATATAAAAGATAAGAAGCTTCGCTGAAATCTTCTTGTACTTCTACAGACATCTTTGATTGTAGAGCAGAGAACAATGCTTCACAATCTTTTGGCTTCATTGCTTTAGGACAACCCTTCTTAAACCCTTCATAGTCATCATCAACTGCTGCTTTACGTTGTTTAGACGCAGACATACCTGAAATATCATCAGCATCTGGGTCTCTCTCACCAGCAGAGACAACATTAATTGTTTCAAAATTATATGCTTTACCGTTATACTTATTAGCTAACGAATTGAACTCAGAAACCCTATCACCACCCACGACGATGTTAACACTGCTAAACCCTTCACTATCAAGGGTACTGAGGACATCGAAAATAGTACGCATGTCAGGAGAATTGATAATCCTGGCACTATGTTCTGGATAAGCCTTCCGCATAAAATTAATCTTCTCCTCTGGGCTGAGGGGGTTCTTCTTAGGATCCTCCGTCCTTGAGGGGTATATTCTATACTCTCCATTTTTACTTGCTGCTTTTACTCTGCGTATCAGAGTCTCGTGTCCAGTAGTAGGTGGATTAAATCTTCCAAATGTAATAGATACCTCGCCTTGATCGACCTTATCCTCGCTACCTCCTTCTTCTTGTCCACTTGACCCCTTCGCAGATGGGACATCGGATGGGTCTAACTTAACTAACTTCCCACCCTGACTCATGTGAGTTACGTTGCCTCTTACATCGGCATACTTTCCGTAACCTACGTGAGTTAGTTGCAATTTTTCTGCTTGACTCGCAGCTTGAGACCTCGCTGCCTCAGCTAGGAATGAGCTAAACTTCTTCATATGACCAATTTTTATCTAAATTAAAGTTTGCTTTACTAAATTCCCAACGATCTACAATCTTGTATGGATTGTCTGAACATATCACGAACCCTTCATGCTTGGAGGGGTCTCCATTGATAAAACATTCAACATCTCCATCCACCTTGATGGCATCGAGTAGCCGCTGTTTCAAATCGAGAATCATAAACCATACCTTAAAGGTATATTCATTGACCTCACTCTTATATTTATCATCTAACTCACTGTACATTTGTTCAGCAGACATATCTTCCCACCAACCCACGGAAACATAACTGTTTATATGCTTAGAAATCTCCATCAAATAATAATTATATCCCTTCTTCGAGACAGGTGCTTTCATCTTCCAGACAGGAATGATGAATGGTATCAAGTGTCTCCATCCTAGTGGTGGCTTGATGTGTGCGTTGTTAGTATTAACAAAGAAACAATCCTCAGTTGATTCTAAGGTTAAACCAATCTTCCCCTCCGCTTCAGGACTGACCTCAGTATACTCTGTATGAGGTGCAACAACTATCTTCTGCGGAATCTCCTCTGGAAAGAGGTACTGAACAGTATTAGGTTGGTACAATCTACCTTTCATACCAACACCTATCCAGTCTCCCTGAATGATACGGTCAGTACGAGGAAGATACTCCAAGCATAACTTAAGAATATCTGCCACTGGTCCTTTATGATTCTCTGTTATATCATCAACAGTATAGTTTATTAATACTCTTCTCTTATTAAAGACTGACTTAGTGCCAACAAAGAACTGTCCATTAGCAGGGTTAGTACCCCATACTATAGCAGGTGCTCCATCCCATTTGACAGACAACCTCGTTGCCTTAACCAATTCTCTAAGTGTCTCCCAAACTACCTTCCTTCCGTGTAAAACTGAATCTTCTGGATGACGAAGGTGCTTGTTTGGCATAGGTGTCTCTCGATTACCCCTGTATTATAATCCATCTCAGAGGGTCGTGGGACAGTAGTGTGCCAGTTTGTCAACCGCCCATCTTCAGATAGGTACTACTTGTCATAAATGCTACAGCAGTATTGTTGGTAAAGATAAACATACCTTTTGAACCAGCATAGGCTACCATTGATTTTATAATATTATTCTGGACATGTTCTTTGATTACTTTCTGATCATTATCAAGCATAAATCCAACTTCATATGACTGAACCTTATGCTTTAAAAACTTAGCAGCTTTAAACATCTGTTTCTTATCCACCATATCCATCACAGTCTCAATGACATGCTTTGTAGTATGTTTTTTATTGGATAGGAAGTTAATATACTTTGACCAACCTTGAAGGTCATCTAATAACAATTGTTCTGCACCCTTCTTAGTATAAGAATCAAAAATTTTCCAATCAGTAAAGCTATGAATACCACTCTTTTGAAATGTCTTCTTAAAGATCTTATTCCTTTCTGATTTCATCTTTATAAATGCTCTACCACCAAGACTCTTCTTAGTAATCAATGTAATAACAGGTAGGGTAATCTTACCATGAGCAGCAGAACTACCAGTCTTTGAAAGTTGTACCTGTATATCAGCAATCTTTTTACTACTCTCAAATCCCCTGATGTCTAAGTAATGTCCCTTCTTATCTGCTAGATTAAAATAAACCAAACACTTCTGATTACTTTCAAGGTACTTAACTTCAGTAACTTCTATCTTCATATTAAGAGCTTCCTTCATGCCCTTAACTTTCTTATGTCTAAGTATAGCAGTTTTAACTGAGGGTGATAATGCCTTCTTCAAAGACACACCCATACATGTTTTATCTGTAAACAAATCATCTATCAGTTGATTGTATTCATACATCTCATCAAGGTCTTGCATCATCTGGATATTCTTAGCAGACTCACCAGGCATACCTGCTTTAAGTTTTCTATTCTCTACCTCAACATCCCTAGACATCTGATTATTTTTAGTTGCCTTAAAGTTTTTAAGTTGATTGAATACATTAGATGCTTGAGAATGCTTTATAGCAATTATATCAGCAGGGTTCCACTTATCCTCACTCATACCAACAACAGAATACATCTTCTTAAGCATCTGTCTTGATGCTTTCTGTTTAATCCTACCTTTTATTTTATTATAAGTCCCTTTAAAATCTGGAACAAGATCCTGTCTATAAAAATTGTACGTTGCTTGTTTAAAGAAAGGACCATGTGCTTTATTAGCAATGTAACATGATGATTCTATCCAATCTTCTGCTCCACCTGTAACCCAATTTGAAAACCTCTTCTCCATTGCAGCATAGTCTATAAAACAATGCCTTTTAATATTAACATCAAGATCTCTAAGAGTCTCCATCTTTTCTGATAAGATGTCTGGAGTAATATCTCCAGGTAGAGTCTGCCTCACAGCACACGCTAGAGTTTGTAACGATTCTTTATCAGCAGTGGTTGCCGTAAATGCCATTAGTCATACGCAGGTCTCCAATATTATTTATTCTTTCGCTGGTATTAATGCTTTATACTTTTCATATATCTGTTCACACTTACCTTCACTCTTTCTACACTTCCATAATTGTGTAAGAATGTATGTCATATCATCCATAGGAAC